CCCGCCTGGCTCCGAAAGGCCATCGCCGCCCTGGAGTCCACTGTGGACGGCGCTGGGGACAAGCTGGGAGACAAGGATGACAGCGACGACCCCACATAAATTCCGTTTTCGCAAAAGCCTCCTATTGCTCACGTATTGCTTACAAAACTGCTCAATCGATTGCACCGCAATGCGTATAGTATGAATGGGGTTCAAGAGGCCGCTGGTTCGAATCCAGTCACTCGGACCAACTTAACAAAAAGAAAAGCCCTGGGGCCGTAAGGCTCCGGGGCTTTTCTATTACTTTTTGACATCAAAAAAATAATTGCCTAATCAGATATAAAAAATGAGGCTATTGCTCACGTATTGCTCACGCCTTAGAGGGCGTCTGTTATTTTGCGGAGATCCTTCAGAGATACGTCCTGATAGTGCCGTAGCATCTCATTTGACGTGTGCCCGATGAGCTCCAGTTTGTCCTTGTCTGCACCGTCCACCCGCTTCATGAGGGTGGCAAACGTGTGCCGACATGAATGCGGGGTGTACCGGTGCCGCTTGGCTCCTTCTGGCCCCTCTAGGGGATTGTCCACCCCGCAGGCATCCAAAGCGCTATAGAACATGGCCCGATACTGCTCGATTGTCATAGTACGGCCCCCGGGGCCGCAGAACACAGGGCCGCCGATCTTGTCTGCGGTAAGCCGGTCAATGATGGGTTGGATTTTGGGCGATACGGTCACCACCCGATCCCGGCCAGCATCAGTCTTGGCGCCTCCCACAAAAGCCCGCTCTTTTCGGTCATAGCTGGCCGCGTCTAGGGCCAGCAGCTCGCTGGGCCGGAATCCCAGGTAACACTGCGCCAGGATGTAGTCCGCGCCCTGGACGCGCCCTACGGCGCTCCTGATGGCCTCCAGAGCGTCTTCCGGCAGTGCCTGCTTCTCGCTGGTGTCTCCGGCGCCAACGATGAGGTACTGGCCCAGATTGAGATCTGCCAGATGACGGGGGATGGCGTACTTATAGAGCAGCCCTGCCAGCGCCTTCATGTTCTCCCGTGTGCGCTTTCCCTTGGGGCAGTCATCCAGGCATTCTTGTAGGTCGTCAATATCAACCTCGTCAAAACGCAGCGGCCAGATTGGTCGGAACCATTTCTCGGCGGCGGCGTAGCAGTCCATAGTGCTTTTCCCAGCCCGGTGGGTGGGCTTCCATGCGTCGTAGAGTGCGGCCCAAGTGGGCGCCTTTTTGCGTGCCGGAATACCGAGCTGGGGCAAATATTCCAGGGCCTCTTTTTTGGTTCGGAATCCGCCCTTGCTGCGGGTGGTTTTGTGCAGCTTTTTGCGCTTCTGCCCGTCTACCTCCACCTCTTCGGAAGTGTAGCCGAGCACGCGGACGGCTGTCCAGGTACCGCCGCGCTTAAACACGGAGCCGGTCCCGTTGCCTCTGGATTTGGTGGCTTGATTTACCTGTTGCGGGACCCCGCAACGCAGACAATACCGGCTCCCGTCCGGTATCTCTGCCCTGCATTTTCTGCATTTCACTTGCAAATCTCTCCTATTCTTGATAGAATAAGAGGGCAGTAGGCCCGTCAAAACTTACTGCCCTCTATGTGAGCCGTCCCTGGTGTTCCAGCACCGGGGGCGGTATTTTTATTGCGCTTTTTTCAGCTCGGCCAGCTCCTTGCTCATGGAGCGGATCACCTGTTTCAAGAGAGCCACGTCGTCCTCTATGGCCTCGATTCTGGTCATGGGGGTGAGTTTTGCCTGCACGTCTTGCAGGCCCTCCGCCAGCAAGTCAAACTTCGGCATGACATCCGTGTCAAAATAGGCGATCATGCGCTTCTCGGACGCCCGAATGGATGCGTCAATCATGGTCTGGATGGACTGTAAATCTTTTTCGTCTAACATGTGTAAACCTCCTGAAAGTCATTGGTTGACACTAGTGGTCATAATGTAATGCTTCCGTCCTCATTGACGATTTGCCCCAGATATCGCACTACACGCTCAGACTTAGGTCGCTTCGCAAGTTCGTTTTTCATTTTGGTTGCGGAGGAAATGTTCTGTCCCCCCCAAGACGGGGGCTCTGCATTGAACACGATAGTTTTTGGATCGTCACCAGATGAAGGCAGATAGCAGATGGCAAGTGTAGACTTGATTTTCTGCTTCCCAGTAGCGCTCATTCCGCCTAGAACAGCACCAACCGGCCCAAATAGCAGTCCACCGACAACGCCACGCCCCACAACAGACTGCTTCTTGAGTTCCGAAACCTTCACGATTCCTAGGTCAAGAATATCCTCGGTCTTGATTTTGTACTGTTGAAGCACCTTGTCCCCTCCGATCATATGCGGCTTCACATTGTCCAGGCAGAGATAGTCCCCATCAATATAAATCCGAAACATGATTTCAGACAGAGATCCAAGACCGTCCATATACCAAAACAGATTTTTTTCCGGCCATTTCCCCATTCTCCCTTTCTATTATTCCGTTTCACGGCTTTAATGCTAAAAATACAACTCTGTTGCAAGATTCCCATGTGTGTACCAGCAGACAGCTTTCCTCATAAATTCCTCAGTGACCCCAAAATGTTCAGCTAAATCCCACAGATCTGTATGTCCATCAGCCACGGCTTGATCCAGATCATCAGCGGACAAGCGCAGTTCAATGGCTCGTTTATCCGCACGGTTCTCATGCTTTTTCCGAATATCGCAGGTGGCATACTCATTATAGAAGGCCCCTGTATCACAATGCCCAATTTCATGCAGGCCCTTCACTAGTTCATCGGCATCGGACAAAAGGGTAAAGGGGTCAATCGCAATAAAGCATTTGCAATCCGATACTCGCATAACAGATATACTTTCAAGCCCGTCGCAGTCTAAATTGTACCAATAAACATCATACCCCTGCTGTTCGGCATACTCGTACAGTTCAACTACATTATTTATTTTTTTCGTTTTCTTGGGCAAATTTTGCGAACTGTCTAACGCGGTCGAGGACATCATCGTCTATCTCCCTTGTTCCCCACAAAGCAAATTTAATATCATCGTCGCTGACTTTGCGCTCACCCTCTTGGGTGGGCGCTTTTTTTGTTTCTTCTCCAGTCAGGAGGTAATCAGTGGTGACGCCGAAATAGTCGGCGATCCTCTGGAGTGTGTCACCTTTCGGAGTTGCTCCTGTTTTTTTCCATTTAGTTGTAATTGAGTTACTAAGTCCAATATCTTCTGTTGCCTTTTTGGGGCTAACTCCTTTTTTCTCGCATAGCAATTTGAATATGTCAAAAAACATAATTACTACCTCC